ATTATCAGGAGTTTCAACAATAAATATCAAAGATCAAATATACGTCAAAGATATAGTACCTATTGCAAATACTATCACATTACTTAACAATCAAAAAGCTCAAATTATTAACAATATAAGAGAAATTACAGGTTTATCTGATATTGTAAGAGGTGTCAGTATAGCGTCAGAAACAGCAACAGCTCAAAGGTTGAAAGGTGATTTTGCTATTAGTAGAATACAACCATTACAAAGAGCAAATGAAATTGCAATTCGTGATACTATCGAGATTATGGCAGAATTAATCGTTGAAAACTACACAATAGAAGAGTTGGTTAAGATTACAAATTGTCAAATAGTAGATTTAGAGTCAATAGCACAGACTGCACAAGATAATCAAAATATGTTATTACAAGAGGCTATTAATAATTTACCTCAAAATATAACAGCAGAGCAAAAAGTACAACAGATAGAAGCTTTAAAACAACAAGCAGAAATCGGCTTCAATAAAACTATGGATATTGCTCAAAATGAGTTAAAAGGCTTTGCAATGAGTCTTGACCAAGTTAAGGAGGTTGACAAAGTTTTAAAAGATGATGCACTAAGATCATTCTCTATTGATATTGAGACAGACTCTACTATATCAGTTGACCAGCAACAAGACAAGAATGATAGAATACAATTTATAGCAACATTAACTAATTTTGCTGGACAATTCACGCCTTTAGTACAAGCTGGAATCATACAGCCAGAAGCTTTTAATGAGTTTTTGGGATTTGTGGCTAGACCTTTTAAGGTGGGTAGAAACTTAGAAGAATTTTTACTTGCAAAACCAAATGAAGAAGAGGAGCAACAACCGTCACAAGAAGAATTGTTGGCACAAGCTCAAAATGAAAGACAAGAAAGAGAATTTCAATTTAAGGTAGAGAGTGAGAAAGCTAAAATTAACCTAGAGCAGCAAAAGATTGATATTGAGAAGGCTAGAGTCTTGCAAAACCAAAGACAATTTGAAGATAAAATTGATTTCGAAGATGCAAACAAAGCAGCAGATCGTCAAGCAAAAGTATTAGAAAAAGTAGCACCATCACCAGAAGAGATAATCGAATCAAGAACACAACGACTTAATGAACAAATAAGAAATGACTAGAAAGGTTTTAAAAATCATAGACGGAAAAAAAGAGTGGGTATTTGATGGCTACGGAAGAAGTGGAGCATCAAAACAGAGAAAGATGCCTGCTTGTGGAGAAGATTTAACTATTGACGGCTATATTTCTAAGTACGGAGGAATTGAAAGCCATGTTGATGGAAAGGTGTATACAACAAAAGGCGGTTATTTAGACCATTTAAAAGCTAATAATTGCCATATAAAGGATTACTAATTTTACATAACCTTGACAATTAATTTTACATAATCTATAATACAGCTAGATTTTATCTAAATATATTTTTATGACAGATACAATGGAGAAAAACAGCGAATCAATAGCTGAAATTCTAGGAGAGCAAGAAGAGAATCAAGAGATTGAGAATCAGGAGCCTGTCCAAGAAGATAATATTGATGAAAATGATGAGGCAACTAGTGCAGAAAATGCACCAGTTGAAGAATCGGAAGATCCAGAAGAGGAGTTAAAATTTCTTAAACTGACTAGCGGTTGGACTAAGGAAGAAAAAGAGCTTGTCAAAAAGATCAAAGACCCAGAATTGAGAGAAGAAGCAATTGAAGCTACAAAAAAAAGAAGAGTAGATTTTGATCGTAGAAGTCTTGAGCTGGGGAATACTAGGAAAGAGTTGGCAGAAATGCGAGCTAAACTGGAAGAATTAACTTCCTTGCAGAATAAACCTGTTGCAAATGATGAGGATGAATATCTTACAGAGCAAGAGCTTGAGCAAAAGAAAAAACTTGAAGATGTTGAAAAACAACTAAAAGAGTTAAGAGATAGAGAAGCTAATAATCAAGCCCAGAGCGTTCAACAAGAATTAACAGCTTTTGCACAATCTGAAAATGAAGATGGCTCTTTAAAATATCCTTACTTTGAAAGAGTTAGGCAGAATATGGCTCTATTGTTTCAAGCAGATCAAAATGGCACATTGACCTTAGAAAAGGCATACAATAAAGCGGTGTTACTTGATGACGAATTGGCAGCAGAGCAACAACAAGAATTACTTTTAAAAGAGAAACTTAAACAAAAAGAAGCTCTTGCTAAAGTAAAGAATAATAAAAAATATTCTCCTAATTTAACTAATAGTAAAAGGAATTTATCTGCTAAAGAAAAAAACGCTGAGGCGATTGCTAAACTCTTTGAATAGTTTTAGACATCTATTTTAATAATAATTTTAATAGATTTAAACAATGGCAAATCCTAATATTTCGCAGTTATTGACAACTACACTCAATAACTACAAAAAAGATGTTACTGACAATATCTTAAACTTTCACCCTTTATTAGTAAAATTAAACGACGCAGGAAATGTAGTTCGTGAATCTGGTGGTGTAAACTTTAGAGAGAATTTAACTTATGCTTCTAATGGCACGGTTCAATTCCAAGGTGAATATGACACTTTCGACACTACTCCGCAAGATGTAATTACTGCTGCTGATTTTGAGCAAAAAATTATTTCTGGTACTATCACTATGACTGGTAAAGAAATGAAGCAAAACGCAGGAAAAGAAAGAATTGTTAATTTAATGGAAGAAAAAGTTAAAAACTTGGAAAACTCATTAAAAAATACTATTGGTACTGCAATTTATTCAGATGGTACTGGTTCAGGTGGTCAAGAAATCGGCGGTTTACAATTATTAGTTGCTGATGATCCAACAACTGGCACGGTAGGCGGTATTGATAGATCAACTACTGATGGTGCTTTCTTCAGAAACAAACTTTATGATTTTTCTGTCGAGTCTAAAACTAAAGATGCTACAACTATTCAGTCTGCTATGAACTCTTTATATAGAAGATGTCAAGCTCAAGCTGGCCAACAACCAGACTTAATTACTGCTGATGATATAAATTTTGGCTTCTTTGAAGATTCTTTACAAACTATCCAAAGAATTTCTGACAGCAGATTAGGCAAATTAGGTTTCGATGTATTAAAGTACAAACAAGCAGAGGTCTATTATGATCCAGAATGCCCAGCTAATCATATGTATTTTTTAAATACTAGTCATATTAAATTAAAGCATTTAGGCGACTTCTTAGAAAGAGGCGAAGTAACTAGACCAGTTAACCAAGATGTCTATGTATTACCAATTACAGGCTTAATGAACCTTACTATTGATAATGCAAGAGTACATGGTGTAATGATCGACTAATTAACAAGGGAGGGTAAAACCTCCCGCAATTTATTATAAAAATGTCAAATTTTAAAAGTACAGAAATTACAATCTACAATCAAAAGATTGATGAAAATTCTTCAACTAAAAATGTGCCTCTAGGTACTATTATTAAAGCAATAGATAAAGATACTACTGATTATGGTATTGGTGAGTTTATTTATCTAAAAGGTGTTGCTTCAACTGTTGTAGGTTCAGCGGTTGTTTATAACGCTGATGACTTTTCAACAACTTTAGCATCTGCTAATGCTGTTGGCCCGGTAGCTTTTGCAATGGCTGCAACTGTTGCTAATGAATACGGTTGGTATCAAATCGGCGGTAAAGCTGTTGGCAAGGTTGCCGCTTCTTTCGCTGATAATGCTGACTGTTACTTAACTTCAACAGCAGGTACTATTGATGATGCTGATGTTGCTGGTGACTATATTAGAAGATGTAAAGGTGCATCTGCTATTGATACCCCTTCAACTGGTTTAGCTGAATTAGAAATTGCTAGACCTGAAGTTGCTGACGGTAAAGATAACTAATCAACTGCTAGGGGGTAACTCCCCCTAGTACAATTTATATAATATGACTAAACAAGATTTTAAGAAAGGCGAGATTGTAACTTTAGATAAAGCAAAGCATATCAAAGAGAATGGTTTTAATGTAGCGTTTTTTGAAAAAGAAATAGAGACCAAAAAAAATGGTACGATAATAAAAGAATACATTTCTATTTACGGATCAAATGACAAATACACTAAATTAATTCGACCAGCTAGCGAGCAACGATTTGTTAATAATATGGGAGATAGTTTTTTAGTGCATGATAGCATAAGATTTCCTAATTCTTACCAAGTTTTTAAGGATCTAAAACAGTCTTTAAATAAAAAATAATGACCCTATTAAGCATCGCCCAAGAGATATTACAACAAACAAAAGCGGCAACAATACCAAGCACGATTATTGGTAACAATCAACCTGTTGCTATTCAAATTTTGGAGGTGCTTAAAAGATCAATCGTAAATCTTTCAAGATCTTACGATTGGCAAGA